GTGGATCAGAAAGTATTCATGATTTCCAAGGAGGTAGCGAACAATGCCAGCAGTAACTAGAATAGGCGATGCAGACGTATCACATTGTAGTGGTATGACCAGAGCAGAGGGATCTCCTAACGTCTTCTGTAATAGCATACCTATCTCTCGTCAAGGAGATAATAATACTGGACACCTTCTACCTGGTGCTCCTTGTCCTGGTCATAGTGCCCCTATTACAACAGGAAGTACAACTGTGTTTGTAAATGGCGTAGGATGTGGTAGAATAGGGGATGCAACATGTACTAGTGTTGCAGAAGGATCACCAAACGTATTCGCAGGACCGTAATTATGGCAACAAGATTCAATACAGGTTTACCTACAATAGAGGCAAAACCAAAGAAGACATTCCAAGGTAGAGGTAAGCATACTAAGTATAGTGCTACATCTGCTAATAAAGCAAAGAAGAGGTATCGTGGCCAAGGCAAATAGAATAGTAAATGGTCAAAGAAACCATAACGTTCCCGTTGATATGTCAGACAATTTCTTTGACAATGGGAACGAAACTTGCAAGTATCTTATCACTGATCCACGTAGTGATAAGTTGATGCAGAAAAAGTCACAAAAAGAAGTATAAATATAAAGAAGGTTAATAACGGCTAGCTCGTGGCATTAATATCGAAGTCATTTCGTGACTTCTCATTGACTTTTGAAAAGAACGCAGTGACAAACGATGTGTTGTCACTGAATAATGAAGCAGCCATTAAAGAATCAGTTAAGAATATAGTATTCTATAACTTCTACGAAAAGGCATTCGACCCAGCATTTGGTGGTAATGTAGTTGGACTATTATTTGAAAACTACACACCCAATGATGCTGCTAAGATCAAAAGAAGATTAAGAGAAGCGATTGACACCCATGAGCCAAGAGTAGCAGTATATGAGGTCAAAACAAGATTTACTGAGGATCGTAACCAACTAGATGTAAGTATTGCATATGTTATTATGGGTTTACCACCAACTTTTGATTCTATTGAAATAGCATTTAAACCATAATGGCATTTAATCAGGTTAACGCCCTCGAATTTAACGAGATAAAGGCACAATTAAAAGAATACCTAAGAAGTCAAGAGCAATTCTCTGATTATGACTTTGAGGGATCATCTTTAACTGTACTTTTAGACATTCTTTCATATAATACCTATTATACAGCAGTCAATGCGAACCTTGCAGTTAATGAAGGTTTCCTTGAGACTGCTGTTTTGCGTGAAAACGTCGTTAAACTTGCTAGAATGATTGGATACACTCCAAAATCAGCAAGATCAGCACAATGTGTAGTAGATGTTACAGTTCAGACCGTAGTTCCATATCCAAAAACTGTTACAATTAATAGAGGTCTAGTCCTAAACTTCACAGGATTGGATAATAACAACTTTGTATTCTCACTTGCGACAGATACGACACAGAGTGTTGACAGTACAAGTGGAATTGCTACATTTAGTGGTATCATTTTATACGAAGGTGTGTTCCTCAAGGACACATTTGTTAAGGATATAAATCAGAGACAACGATTCATTCTTACTAACAAGAATGCAGATACAACTTCTATGAGAGTTGAGGTCACTTCTGGAACTGTCACAGAGAGATACCTACAAGCAACAGATATTACAAAGATTGATTCAACTTCTAAGGTATTTTTCCTAGAAGAATCTGAGTATGAAATTCCCGAAATTCTGTTTGGTGACGGAAAAGTAGGAAAAGATTTAGAGAATGGAGATGTCATTACTGTACAGTATTCTACATCGAGTGGAACTGGTGCAAATGGTCTAAAAGTATTTGAAAATATTGGTACATTTAGAGATAACCTAGGAAATACAATTACTTCTGGTATCACTGTTAGTACTACTTCCTTCCCAGATGGAGGTGCTCAGGCAGAAACTACTGAATCCATCAAATTTGCTGCTCCTAAATTCTATTCTGCATTTGGTAGAGCAGTTTCTACAAGAGATTATGAGGCAATTATACCTCAGATCTATCCAAACGTAGGATCTATCTCTTGTTATGGTGGTGAAGAGGCAGAACCACCCGAATATGGCAAAGTATTTTTGGCAATCAAACCAAAAAATGCGGATAAATTATCTCTTTCCGAGAAAAATGTCATATTAAAGAGGCTCAGAGAGTATTCTGTTGCAGCGATTCAGCCCTCAATCATTGATCCTTCCATATTATACGTCGATATTGATACGTTTGCATACTTTAACCCGAATGTTACACGGAAAGAAGCGTCAGAAGTTAAAAATTCTGTGCTTGTAGCACTTCAGGTCTTAAATAGTAGCGGTGAATTTAATAAATTTGGCGGAAAATTCAAATATTCCAAGCTTCAAAGTATAATTGACACTGCAGATGGTTCAATTACGTCCAACATTACTCGTCTTAAGATGAGAAAGAACGTAACTGTTGACCTTGGTGCACGTGTTAACTATAAAATATGCTACGGAAACCGCATTAAGCAAGGAACAAGTGCTAAACCTACAGTTTCTAGCAGTGGATTCAAGACTGTTGGAGATGATTTCAACACTTATTACCTAAATGACGATGGTTCAGGTCTATTAAGATTGTACTATGTCAAAGGAACTGGTGAATTTGAGTATGTTGATGGATTATGGGGTACTGTAAACTACAGTATGGGTGAGATTGTTGTTAACGATTTGATTATAAGTGCTACAAGCATTGCAAATAATCAATTACAGATCTCTGCTGCTCCAGAATCTAATGATCTGATTTCATTGAGAGAAACCTATCTGACAATAGGTATAGATAATACGACTGTAAGTGTTCTAGAGGACACTATCAGTAGCGGTTCAAACTTATCTGGTACAGGAGTGATACCAGAGTCCAGCTATAGTTAGATAACAGATGACAAATTCTTCCTGGAAGGTTAGTTCATGGACTACACCGACCACAACGGTTACTGTTCCTCCAGTACCGTCTGAGGTTAGTCCCGAATCCAAATCACAGATATCCCTCAGTGTTGCGGGACAATTTGCGTCGTTTGTACAAGAGAACTATCCGACCTTCATTTCGTTTGTAAAGCATTACTATCAGTCACAAGAATTAAAGGGATATTGTTTTGATGTAATTCAAAACTTAACAGATTATTATAATATTGACAATTACGGTGGTTTAGTTACTGAGACTAAGCTAATTTCTGCGTTAACAACATCTTCTACATCAGTTGACGTTGAATCTACTCGTGATTTTCCAAATGAAGGTCTTTTAATGGTCGATGATGAGATCATCTACTATCAAAAGAAGGGACAAACACTATTTCAGGACTGTTCAAGGGGATTTAACGCTGTAAAGGCAGTTGGAGAGGTTGGAACATACAAATTTGAGGAAACTACAGCTGGAAGTCATGCTCTTGGAGCAACAGTTGTCAATTTAAACAATATTTTCCCACTTTATATTCTTGGAAAGTTCAAAGAACAGTTCTTAGCAACATTTCCGAAGAATTTCGCAACTGGAGTTACTGAATCAACGGTAATTAAGCGGATTAAGGACTTCTACTCTTCAAAAGGGTCTACAAGGTCTTTCCAGTTCGTATTAAGAACACTATTTGGCGTAGAATCGGAAGTTAACTACCCAAGAGACAGAATCTTCAAACCATCAGACGCATATTACACTTCTAGAGAGGTAATTCGTGCGGTAGCGGTTAGTGGAAACCCTATTGACCTTGTGGGACAAGTATTATACCAAGAAAACGATGCAAACGACCCAAATGTCGCTGCAGCACGTATTTACGTTAAAGGTGTAGTAGAAGTATTCACTGCAAGCGGTACAGTTTTTGAAATTGACGTAGATACCAATAATTCACTAGGTACATTTGTTACACCATACAAATCTACACTTGCAAATGACCTAGGAGGTCAATTAACTGATCAAGTTGTAACAGTTGACAGTACAATCGGTTGGCCAGAGCAAAATGGTCGATTTAGAATTGAAGATGAGATTATAACCTATACTGATAAGACTGTAACCCAGTTTTTAGGTTGTGTGCGTGCTAGAGAGAACACTTCAGCTGTAGCACACGATGCAGGTCAAGAAGTATTCGCTGCATTCAAGATTTACGGATATTCCAATGTAGATAACTCGGAAATCCAGTTAAAAGTCTATGGTGGTACTAGAGGTGTAGTATTAACTGGTGGTGGTAAGTATTACCTTCCAAACAGTAAGGTTACAACCCCTGCAGCACCAGGCTTTGATAGTATTGATCCAATATGGGATAGTTTTGTATATAATGTCAGACGTGCCCTCAGAGGCGAGTCTGCGACCCTAGGAACCGTTGCTGCTAATGGTTCTGTGCGTTGTACCATTAAAACTAAGGAGAAGCATCGTTTAGTAAGAAATGATGTCATTAGAATCCTCAATGCTCCTGAAGACATCTACAATAACCAACACGATGTTGAGGGTATTGTTGATGAATACGAATTTGAGATTGTATTCTCATCTTCACCTTCTGGAGGTATCTCAGGGTTTGAATTTTACATTGCTAGGGAGTTTGCATTTGGTAGGAGTGATTATAATTCAATTAATGTTGCAGTAAAGGATTATACTACAGATGTTCAGAATACTTACAAGAGTAGTACAGATGCCGTTATCAGTAGTACAGGTGTACCATCACATAAGATAGGTCCATTCGGTGCTGGTGACTTGAATCCAGGAAACCAGAGATATTTGAAGAGAATACCTCTCATACCATCTACTAAGAGTACTAAGACTGCTACTCCAGTTGGACAGGTTGGTATTGCTGCAAATGGTGTTCCTTTCTTCTCATATAAGGGAGAAGAAACTAAAAAGTATGGTGGATTGAAGTCCATCACTAAAAATGACGGTGGAGGGGGTTATGATATAACAAACCCACCTACTGTAGAGTTTGAAGCGGATTATAAACTCAATACATCATATGCATCAGGTGTAAGGGTTAAAGTGGGTAATAGGAGATACAGATCTCTTAATGCTGGCATCTCAGATAACCTACTGTCACCAACACACACTAATGGTGATGCAGTAGTCGGTCAAATGACTTGGCAATATGAAGGAGTCCCCGCAGAAGCGACTGTTTCCGTAAAAGGATCCGTAACAGCTATAAACGTCACTGATGGTGGTACAGGATATACTACAGAACC